ATAACTTCTATATGTCTAATGATGATGGAGTTACAGACCCAACATACTCTGCTGAAGTAGTTGCAAGAATGCGTAACTATGGACAAAAGTAGTGAGGAGATTAGAGAGGTTGTAGATAACCCTCCAAGAGTAGAAGCTCTTCGTGAAGCAGCTCGAATCATATCTGGTGATAGAAATAAGAGCTATGGTGGCCCAGAAGAAAACTTTACAAGGACTGCTCAAATATGGTCTGTAATTTTGGGTATCCCTATAACTAATGAGCAGGTAGCTATGATGATGGTAGGTCTTAAAGTGGCAAGATTTGCTCACGGTGCTGGCTTTCAGCCTGATACTTGGATTGATATTGCTGGGTATGCAGGGTGTGGCTACGAAGTAGGAAAGATAGCGTCAGAACAAATTAAATAGTTTCTTGGAGGGGAACATGTCAGAGCTTGTACCACCTTGGCAATATAAAGAACCTCTCTGCGCCGAAATAGGCGTGGAGTTGTTTTTTACAGAAGACAAAGATGAAGAAGTTATAGGGCAAAGACTTAATGGGTATATAGAAGCCAAAAAAATATGCTCAAGATGTTCTCATATTGATGAATGCGGTCAATGGGCCATAAAAAATGAAAAACACGGTTTTTGGGGTGGATTTTCACCAGAAGAAAGAAAACAAATTCGTGGTAAATTAAATATAATACTTAAGGAAGATCTCCCCTCTGCCTCATAAGAGTAGACTTAACGTTGTAACCTATTGAAAGTTGGGCTTATGGCTGCTGAACCAGTTATCAGTCCTTTTCCTGTCTGTGAATCTTGTTGGATGGGGGAGCATGCTAAATGGGAACCTGAAAGTATGGATAAAAATGGACGCATACTGATGCGTTTAAAAGGCGTAGAAGTCCCTAGTAAGGTTAACAATGGATCTGTAGAGGTATGTGCTATGTGCGGATCAGTGACTGTTGCTGGGATATATGAATTAAAATTAAGTAGTGAAGTTTATTTTTCTAATCAGCGGGATCCAGATTTTGAGGTTAATATTAATCCTAACGATGAATCTGATTAAGGAATATTAATGAAAAGCGATAGACCAGGGGATTTTCTTTGGGAAGAGTGGGAAGGTTCTGGGTACGATTCTACAATAGATTGTTCAGTTATCTATTACACCTTTGACCATATAGATTTAGGAAATGATTTAGTTAGAAGAGCACTAGCGTCAGCTTTACAAAGAGATGGAGTAGCTATTTCTTTAGGGGACGGATTTAATTTAATAGACAAATGTTCTCCTAATTATGGATGGGCTGGAATAATAAAAAACGAAGAAAACTATGCAGTTTGCGATCAAAGCGGTGAGACAGAGTATGGGGAGTTTGTAGACTCTGTCCTTCCTGCAACTTGGATAGAAATATAATTTTTAATAAATATAGTCATATAGACGATATTTTTATAATTTATAGTCTAATATAGTCATGTGTGGAAACCAGCAGATAATCTTAATTGGCAGTCAGATGCCACCTGTGCAAAACCTTCTAATAGATATGCTTTAGATTGGTTCTTTTCAAAAGATTTTAAAGAAAAGTATGCAGCAAAAAATATGTGTTTTACTTGTCCTGTTCGTTCAGAGTGTTTACAATGGGCTCTAGAACACAGGCAGATCTGGGGAATATGGGGAGGTAAAGATGAAGTCGATATTCGTAGAGCGTTGTCGGTCTCTTATAATGGAGAAGAAGCAAGAAGAAGAAGATTTCCTAATTGTCCATATTGCACTGCTCGTCCTTCTAAGCTTAGTGTTTCTATAGAGCAACTACCAAGTGGTGGGCGTTGGACTACTGCAAAAGTTGTAACATGCACTGAGTGCGGATTCTCTTGGAGAAGCCGCACTAGTGCAAATGCTGTAGAAGCATATAACTTAGAAAGAAACGAAAAAGAAAAAAAGAAAATTAATAAAAAAACTAAGTCTTAGGTTGTTTTAAAATACAAAACTCTAGATTTGTTTTTAATCTTTCTTCTTTTGGATTTATAGAATATGCCATTTCTGCATACTCCACAGCTTCTGCATACAAACCTAAATTGTAAGCAGCAATAGCTGCATAATCATAAGGAGCGTATCCCCAAGCTTTTTCTTCGCACAAATACTCTAATGGCTTTTCTTTTATAGCCAAAGCTTCTTTAGCGCAATCTAAAGATTGTTGCCAATCTTTTTTATTGTAGTAAAGCTCTGCAAGATCTACCCAAGGCTCACGGCGTCCTGGAGCTTGATCGATTGCTTTGCGGTACCACTCTTCAGCTTCATCGGGAAGAGACTTAGCGATAAAACGCATAGAAGCAGCACGCTCTGGCGCCCAGTGAGCAGTAGGAAGAGATAAATGTCGTTTTAACTCTGCAGCAGCTTCAATGTATTTTCCATAAAAATATAACTCGCGGCCATAGTAAAAAGCATTGCGATCATTATAAGGATCTTCTTTTACAGAAAGAGCAAGAAGTGGTAGGTATTGAGAGCGTGATTTAGTTGGGTCTGGGTGGTGATGTGTTTCAATTTCTGGAATCCACTCTTGTTTTTCTTCAATTCCATAAACATACAAGCACTCGTGAACTGGGTGGCGCCAACGATAGTTCTTTCTAGTATGAATGTGGTCATAGCTAAACTCAAGTCCTGGAGTTCCATCTTCATTCCAAGACCAAATGTGCTTATAACGAGGACGAGTTACGCCACGCTCCCAAGCTGCTTCTAAAGGAGCTCTCCAATTTGGAGTTATTACTTCATCCATATCTAAAGAGATACACATATCAATATCAATTGGTAGTGCGGCTAATGCAGCATTACGGGCATCATCAAAACGCCAAGGAGAAACTCGTACATCTACAACATGAATACCTAGCTCACGAGCACGTTCAACAGTTCCGTCAGTAGATCCAGTATCGGCAATCATTAGGTAGTCAGCGTCTTTTGCCGCTTCAAACCATGTATCAACGAACTGACGTTCGTTAAGTGCAATTGTGTAAATTGCTACCTTCATATTTACCCTATCTTCCTATACCAGCATTGGTATTCTTGTAGAACTAACTTTAGCCTATCACGATAAATACTGCCGAATGCATCTATAGCCATCTTTGGCTCTTTTAAAGGACCTAAACCAGCGCTCCATTGGTAGTCATCAAAAGCGACAATTCCCCCCACATTAAGACATTCGTATGCAGCCACTGCATCTTTTAGAACTCCGTAAGCTGTGTGGTCCCCGTCTACATATATGAAGTCATACATTTGTCTATTATTTTTAAAAAAACTATCGCTAGTTCCTTTATATTTAATTATTTTTCTTTCTTCTTGTCCTTGCTTAGTTTTTATATCATATAGATTTTCTACAGTAGACCAGTTCATTTCATAATGTGCTGGCTCTTCTGACCCCTCCCAAGTATCGACATCTATCAAAACAGAGTCAGATTCCTTTAAAAGATTGTCATAAATCCACACGGAAGCATCTCCCGTATAAGCACCTATCTGAAGACAGCGAATAGGCTTACCTACAAATTCTTTAAGAAGATGCATGTAAAAATTTTTTTGCCCGTCATTGGCAAACCAATTGACATATTCATCCATTCGTCTCTACTTCCAATCTATAACCTATAAACTTAGTAAGGAGTTCCCCCACTAAAACTAGCATTTGCAGTTCCTGACCAGAAGCCATTACTGCTTCCGTCAAAGTACGATCTTAGCGTATCTGACTTTTCTAGTAAAACAGAGTCTACATAAAAAACCTCTCCACTCTGCATATTGCAAAATACGAATAAAATAATTTGCTGATGCGTTACCGCTAGCAAGTTTTACATAGGCACTTACATAATAAGAACCTTCTCCAGCTATCAAAGGAATCATAGATCCAGTTGCCCCGAACTGAGCAGCAGAACCATTTGTGTTAGTAACAGAAAGGCATGCAGAGCCAGTATTAAATTCACTTGTTGATCTAGCCAAAGTTGCACCAGCAACGGCTGACCAACCTGTTGTATCTACCTCAAATGATGGGTTACTGATGTAGTTGACTCTGTACCCAAGAACTCGAGGTTCCGCTGGGTTCTTTAAAAACCCAGCTCCGCTAGCTATTCCTAAACTTAATGGCATCTCTACTCCTAATTATGTAAGGGCTAGATCGCCAGCTAGAACCCATTCGTCTGTTCCAATTTTAATAATAGATGCTGTTGAGTAGGTGGCTCTCAACTTGTTTGTAGGAGTAGATCTAAGAGTAACTCCAGTATCACCACTAACAGTTACCTGACCTGTTCCGTACTGCATAATGTCAATTCTTTGTCCTATTGAATATGCATGTGCAGAGTTTGTAGGAATAATAATTGACATAGAAGATGACTTTGTACATCTAATAAGTTTTCCAGCATCAGCTAAGACTAATGTGTAGTTGTCAGACTTAACATCAATTGTCTGAGCTGTATCCCAAACTCCTTGAGCTCCAGTCGGTCCAGTTGCACCTGTCGCACCTGTAGCACCCACTGCGCCCGTTGCACCTGTTGGTCCTGTAGGACCATAGTCACCGTTTCTATAAAACTCGAGATAGTAGCTGGTGTTGTTAGATAAAGCTGGTCCGCTAATGTGCGAGACTGTTACTTTAAACCATCCGCCTTGATCTTCAGCTACTCCTGTTACGGAATATGCTGACCTAAAACTTCCTGTTGTAGTTAAAAAATTAATAACACCTTTAACAGTTGGATTAGTAGAACTATCTAAAAAGTCTAGCCATCCTGTTTGATCTGCTGAAGTAGCAAAATCTAATGTACTTATGTAAAGTCTATTAATTAAAGCTGTATCAGCATTGTTAAACCTAAAAAATCCACTTCCTGGATCTGCTTCAGTTATAGTGTTGCTGTATCTAAACAAAACAGAGGAACGAACACCAGCAGGTCCAGTGCTTCCAGTGCTTCCTACAGCTCCTGTGCTTCCTGTAGCACCCGTTGCGCCAGTGGGTCCTGTTGGGCCAGTTGGTCCTCCACTTGGACCAGTTGGACCAGTAGGGCCAACACTTCCACCAACTCCATTAGGACCAATTGGTCCTGTCGCTCCCGTTGCTCCAGTTGGACCAACGATAGGACCAGAAAGAGTCCACTCTTGATTTAAATCGCTCCATATATAAAGATCGGAGCCAACAAGATAACCGTCTCCAATATTTCCAACAGGAGTATCAGCTACAAGTAAATTGTATGTTGCATAGCTTCCTAGAATATTTATTCCAGAACCTTGCGGTCCAGTTGGTCCAGTGACTTGAGATGCAGCTCCTGTCGCACCTGCTGGGCCTGTTGGTCCAGTTGGCGCTACTGTTGCAATTGTATTGAAAGCAGTTCCCGTGTAGAAACTAACTGATTGATCTGTACTGTCAATCCAAATATCTCCAACAGAAGCAAAACCTGGCTGAGTGCTTTGATACACAATGTTGGTTCTTCCAACTTGCTCGTAGACAAGGTTTGCTGAAAAAGATGCGTCTGGTGTAGAAGAAATTACATATATTAAATCTCCTACTGCTACAGGAACTCTAAAAGTTTCAAATGATTGACCAACGCCAACACTTAGATTGTTTACTATGTAAGATCTAAAAATAGGAGAGCCAATATTGTCAAAAGGTTCTATGTAGATAGTTGCAAGAAGATCTATAGCTCCCTTATTAGCAACAATTATAGACGCTACGCCAGCAGTATCAACATTAGACAGTAGAGTTGTTACGGAGGCTGCAGGAGAAGCCACTCCTAGTCTTTTTATAGGCATTATTTTCTCCTTCTAAATATATATGTAATCATACTCTATGATGCCACCATCTGATAGCTTTTTTGACCATACAGAGGAAAATAAGCTAATCTATTATTTCCACCATGAATACTAGAAGTATTAGAGTAGTCATTATCTAAGCTTGTAGCATACATGTCTGGCTCAGCGTTAGCTGTCAGCCAATTTTTAACTTTTAAAGGCGACCAATCTGGATGAACCTGTAGAAGTAGAGCACATAGACCTGCTATCTGTGGAGAAGCCATCGATGTGCCAGAATAAACTTGTTGTTTAAAGCTACTATTTGCATAGTAAGCAAAATTAGTATCTCCATCATTAACATTGCTTACAGCGCTCATAATAGAGCCACCTGCAGCATATATGTCTGTTCCAGGACCAGAATTGCTAAAGGAGCTTTTTCTATCTAATCCAGATGTAGTAAACGGTCCTAAAGATCCCACTTCAAAACCTGGACCATCGCCAGTGCTAGGACTTGCCCCTCTATTGTAATAATAATCCCCTAAACCTGCAGCTGAAACATAGTTATTATAATCAACTCCACCTACTACATCAATTTTAGAAGATTCGTTTCCAGCAGAATTACAAACATGTATTCCATATTGAAGAAGTAGAGATATATCTGCATCTATAGCTGCAACTCTAACTGGCATTGAATAAGTGCCACCGCCTAAACTAGCACCAGTCTGTCCTCGTGCAGGATCTTTTACATTTGTTGGATATAAAGTTCCTCTATAAGTAGTAGATGTTATAGGAAAACCTGGATCTGCAGGGTCAGCAGAGTAAGAAAGTATATTCTCATTTTCATGCCAATAAATAGCATATCCCCAACTATTATTTACCACAGTTGGCCTACCGTTTGTCTTATTTAAATGAAAACCTAATATGCAATCCATTGTGTCAGCAACGGAAAGACCAGCTCCAATATCTTGTGTACCCTGTAATCCATCTAGTTTTATAGAATATATATTTGCATTTTTTGCCCACCCGAAGGTTCTTCCAGCAGCAGTCGCTGCGACGTGGGTTCCATGTCCATCATAATCTGTGTAGTGGTTTGCTGGCATAGTACCTGTAACTCCAGATGCCGTAAACCAATTTAACTCAATTACTCTACTACTTGGGCCTGAAGCTGTTAAAAATTCTGGATGAAGACGTTCAATTCCACTATCAACAATTACTAAATCTACATTGCTACCGTCTAAAACATAGTCATAAGTTCCGCCAGGATCTGCAGTAGAGGTTCCAAAAACATTTGATGTTCTTACATGTCTTAAAAGACCCCAATTTACTTTTGAACCAGTATTGATAGAAGTTTTATTAAACTCAGAGTCTTGAAAAGCGTGTTTTACTAAAGATAGTTTACTTAAATCCTGTACATCAACAACTCTAGGATCATTTCTTAAATCTATAGCTTCTTCTTCAGTTAAAAAATAAGAAGTATTATAAGGATTTATTTCTCTGGCATTTGCTACTTCTACAGCTCTATTAGGGATAGTTGTAGAGCCAGAAAAGCTAGTAAGGTCATCCCATACGGAGTCAGTTCTATCTAATCCTTTTGTGGTAACAGTGTACTCTTTGTATTGTGTCATACATTGCTCACATAACTAACTTTTCCTGAATAACAGCAGTGATCTGCACCTTCAAGCGTTTCAATAGCTGTGTTGTAAACACCTTCAAGGAAATCTTCTCTACCAGTTGCCCAAACTACATCTGAAATCAGTACAGTTTTATTTTGGGAAATATTTTTAATGGTTAAATTAAGAAGAGGAGGATTCTCGCTTTCTTCTGTTTTCCATTGAAAATTACCTACGGTCTCCATTATCATATCGCCGAGATATCCTTAATTGTAATAACTCCAAGCATTCCGCTATGAATTGAGCATTGATAGGCATAGTTTCCATTTATGTTGGCTGGTACTTGCCAGTATAGAGTTCCTGAGACCTTACCTTGAGCGGAAGAGCGATTGTTTCCACTGTATTGATTATTGAAAAGATATGCAGTAGCTCCACTGTTTGTTACATCTAGTTGAGTAATTGCAGGGTAAGATGCGTTAGTACCTGTAACCCAAGAAGTTCCATTGAACACAAGAATTCTAGAATTAGTACTGTCCCAAATTAAAGATCCATTACTTGCAGTTAAAGTGCTTATCTGACTGCTAGTTTTAGATACTAATCTGATAGGGGCAGTGTTTAAAATTTCACTGGTTGGATTTAATGTAATTGTTGTAGGAGAAGTTATTAAATAAGTTCCAGTGCTTGTAGAAGGAGCTGCAATAGAGTTAGCTTCAATAGTAGGAACTTTTAAAATTCCATTTGTAGCATCATATGTAAATGATGCATTTGTTTTTCCACCAAGAGGTCCAGTTAAGCTTTCAAAAAGACCAACAAAAGAAGTACTGTCATTTGTAGTCGTAACTTCAACTGTTCCTGTTGCTGGTCCTGTCGGTCCAGTTGCACCTGTTGGTCCAGTATTTCCTTGACCGCCTTGCGGTCCAGTAGATCCTGTGGCACCAGTAGGTCCCGTTGATCCTGTTAGTCCTGTACTTCCTGTAGCACCAGTTGGTCCTTGAACACCAGTAGGGCCAATAATTGGACCAACATTGTTCCAGCTAGTTCCATTCCATACATATAAAACATTTGCAGCAGTAACAAAATATGCATCATTTACAGTGTTCCCACTTGATGGAAGATCTACTACCTGTGCTACTACTCCTTTAACGGTAACAG